GTTTCCCAGTCACGATCGGAGGTGTCGTGATAGAGGATCTCTGCTTAAAAGAGGGCTGTAAGGTACTGTTCATAAGTACACTACTGTTCGCCTGTACAGCATTAGGAGTGGTAGCAATTGTACTATAGATACCAGATAAGGGATATCCTAAAAGCTTATAGAGAGGATTTCGATACCCTATTAAGCGATATAATTGAGGTGGCAGAGGAAGAAGGACTGCCATTAAGTGAGCAAATGATAGAGATGCTGGAGGGAATGAAGAATGAAACCGATTGAACCGGGTTGTTTGTGTGTGATTGTCGGAGGAGATCCCGATTATATAGGTGACGCGGTAACAGCAATAAAACGCGTTAGTGCTGGTGAAAGCGTTGATACCTGTGTAGGCGTGGGAGTGGTTGAAGAGGGTGATGTTGCGAATAGATGGATGGTGGAGTGGACAGATAAAAGCGGTGCTGGCGCATACCAAGAAGCATTTTTAACGAGAATAGATGGCCACGAACCAGACGAGCAGGATTATGAACAAGATATCAAGCTTACAGAGAAAGCGTGACGAGCAGAACCTAGATTCCTATCCTTTTCACATGGTAATGCCTGTATGTGGTGAGAGGGTGGAAATCCAGGGAAGGTACGTTACATTCTACGGACGAATCAATTCATATCATGTCGAGCTACTAGCCTACGCAACAAGCGACCACCGAAAGATCAACGACATACACGATAGAGTTAATGAATATTTAGATCAGTGGATAGGAAATGAGATAGGAGAAGAGTATGGGTGAATGTGCAGCCATAGTATTTATGATATTTTTTGCATGGGCCGGATATACTTACTGTAAAGCTAAAGACGATGAGAGGGGTGGGAAATGAGCGACGGTGAGCACATAGCAATAGCACTAATATTCGCAACTTTTTGTAGCCTGTGTGTATATGCTTACTTTAGGTTGAGGAAGGAGCCGTTTCCAAAGCCAGATTGGGATGCGATAAGAGAAGAGCGAAAAAGGATGATTCCTGATAGGTGGCCAGCGGAACCGAGTATTGCTGATTGCCTACAGCCAGAACAATCACTAGAAGAAAAAAGACACAGACAAGCAGTAGAATATCGACTATACGAGCAATTAAAACAACTAGAGATGGATACAGAGAATCTACAGGCTCATATTGTTGATGTAGAGGATATGCTAAACTCATGTAGATGAAGTTGGGTATGCCATTGTAAGTATTCCGGTTTGTACTATTCTTATAAAAATATACCCAAAAGAGAAAACAACAAAAGGGGTAGTGGTGCGATATTTAATCTTCTTACTGTTAACGGGGTGTGCCTCTGATTGTTACAAAGGGGAGATAGTCTTTTGGGGAGATTCATTAACCGCAAGATGGCATATAGAAGGCCAAGACCATAAGATTGAGGGAGTTCAGTATATTGGATTTCCTGGAAAAACCATCGAAGGGATCGCTGAGAACTGTGTAGAAGCTGAGACAATCATTCTACAAGTCGGAGGGAATAATATTATTCAGGGAGAAGATGCTGCAACTGTGGCCTCTAAGATATTAAAATACAAGGAAAGTTTAGATGGAAATGTTATAATAGTCAGCCAGTTTACGGGGAAGGGAAAGCTAGGTGAGGTGATGGCAGAGGTAAATAGTTACGTCGAGCCGGATATTTACGTCAACATAACTGAAGATGATATTTGGGATTACGCTCATTTAAATGAAAATGGGTATCGAAAGTGGAAAGAGGCATATGAGGAATGGAGAGATGAGAATAAAAACAATTGATAAGTGTGTGATTTATTATGTGGAAACAGACGACGAGGAGTGGCCTGAGTATAGGCGCGTCGGGGAGAGTTGTTGGGAGAATAGAATGGGCGAGTCGTGGGAGCCTGCTTATTTTGAAGAGGAAGAGTTAGAGGCTGCGTTCCGCAAAGAGGTTGCTAATATGGTGGAGGGCTAGTAAAATACCTATTCAACTAAAGGAGCTATCATGCCAAAGCCAAAAGGTAATCAAAAGCCATCCAGGTTACGTACAAAAAAGAACGGTAAGACTGGAAAGAAAAAGGGCTACTAATGAAAGCTCTGGTCCCTATTGTCTATTGCAACAAATGTAAGAGGCAGATGGAGGCTAGAATCGTTGAGGAATATGTCAGGTGTCTTAACAAAACATGTCAAGATTATGACGTAAAATGGGAAATACCCACAATCGAATTAAACCTCAAAGAGAGGTGAAATGCAGAAAAGAGAATCTCTTCAAGCCTATGAGGATTTGGGGAATGGTAGGTTTGCGGTACATAAAGTAATCGCGGTCCAATCGCCCGTCAGGCTGTACAACTATTTATATATCAAGCTCGCTTTGTTCGGGCTTTTCTTGTTTTCGAGATCACTTAAGAGGGAGGGGTTTGAGGTGGGGAATAACCCTGTTGTCCTGATTGAGCGCAGGAAGATAGAAACCCATATCAATAAAAAGCCGTACAGAAACCCTACGACCATGGAAATGGTTTATGATTATCCTGAGAAGCGCAAGAAGTGGAGCTTTTATTTAGACAGCCCGTGGTGGAAATGGAATTATGTATCTTATTGGAGAGGGAGCATCACAGCAGACGACCAGCCGGTCATATGTCAAGAGTGGGGCGGTCTAATACAGTTTAATAACTGCAAAAATTTGCATACCCATCAAAAAGATAGGATTTAAAAAATGGCAGAGCGCGGTAGACCTAAAGGTGGAAGCAATAAGAACAAAACTTTTTTGCTAAATCGCCTTAAAGAAATGTACGGCGAAGACTTCGAGCCAATCATAAAGATGGCAGAGAACGCCGCAACCCTCCAAGAAATAACTGATCGAAAGGTCAAGCAGGCAATCCCCCAAGAGGGGAATATACCAGACGACCAAGTACTCCAATTGCTCACCACGGTAGAGAAGTCCCTAAACGCATGGGATCGAGTGGGCGCTTATACAAACGCCAAACTCAAAGCGGTCGAGCATTCACAAGACCCTGACAATCCATTAGCTGAAATGACCACAGAAACGTTGGAGCGCAAGCTTGACCAACTTGGCTACACAAGAGCAGCACCTAGCGTTAAACATCATTGAGGAATTAGACAGGCGCGAGAAGCATCAAGGTCTAATCACATCAATGTACCCCAATGAGGGACCGCTAAGACGAGAGCTATATCCTAAGCATATGGAGTTCTTTGAAGCAGGGGCTACGTATAGGGAACGATGTGCAATTTCCGCGAACCGTGTGGGCAAAACTGAGGGTATGGGAGGGTATGAGACTGCGCTACACCTAACAGGGCTGTATCCTGAATGGTGGCCAGGACGGAGATTTGACAGACCAATCGACGCTTGGGTGGCGGGTAAGACTACCGAAACAACGAGAGATATTGTCCAGCAGAAGTTACTAGGCGGTCGGCCTGATTCAAGCGATGCGGGGACTATGTTAGTTCCCAAGGACTGTCTCGGCGATTACACGATGAAACCTAATACAGGTGGACTCGTAGACAAGATTAAAATCAAGCATGTCGATGGCTGGAGTACACTAGGTTTTAAATGCTACGAGCAGGGAAGGGGAGCATTTGAGGGAACGGAGAAGGACTTAATCTGGTTTGACGAGGAGCCAAAGATGGAAGTGTATAACGAGGCTCTTATAAGAACAGCAACCACGGGAGGAATGACAATGATTACCTTCACACCTTTAGAGGGATTGAGTGATGTAGTTATGTCTTTCTTGCCGCAGGAGTACAGACTGAGTGAAGCGTGAGTGTAAAGGCCAGCAATACTCCACTTTAGAAGAGGCTAACAACGCTTTGAACCAGTTACGCAAGAAGAAAGAGAATCTAACCATATTCCACTGTAAGTGTGGGTTTTATCATGTTGGAGAGAAGAATGGAAAGTAGCCTAGCAATCCAAGAGCCAGACGGAACATGGAAGGCTAAGTGCCAGCTAAAGCAATGGCTAGCCCCCAATCCCTTATCAGTAGCAATACAAGTAGCTAACGGCTATCAGCCTGTGAGTCCTTTGAGGAGGTGGTGATGAGCGAGATACTAACAGATCCGTCAGGATTTGCTGTACTGCGAAAGGACTTGCGACAGAAGATTGAGGAAATACAAGAAGATATTGATGAGCTGAGTAACGCTAGGGACGATTTAGAGGGTTTTCTCATAGATAGAGAAAGCGATATAGCTTGGGATATTGAGGATCTGGGAGAACTGAAAGGTGTCTTTGCGCTAGTGTTTGGAAGAAAGCCAGAGAAAGATGCCTGAAATAACCCCCTCTAAATACATGGTTCAGGCGGGCTGGGATAGTATTCCGCACCTAGACGAACAGACTAAGCGGGAACTACTCGACTCAACCCCTCCTCATCTACGAGATGCTAGATCGAAAGGTATTCCAAGTTTAGGAAGTGGTGCTATCTATCCTATTGAAGAATCAGCAATCATTGAGGAGCCTGACGCTATCCCTAAGCATTGGCCTGTCCTCTATGCCCTAGATGTAGGATGGAACCGAACAGCAGCATTGTGGGGCGCTTGGGACCGCCAGTCAGATGTAATTCATGTATGGTCTGAACACTATCGAGGTCAAGCTGAACCAGCGATACACGCTCATGCTATCAGGAATAGGGCGGCATGGATTCCAGGACTGATAGATCCCGCAGCTAGGGGGAGATCACAGATAGACGGACGCTCACTCATGGATATATATCGAGACTTAGGACTTGAGCTATTCCCCGCAAACAACCAAGTAGAGGCGGGCATATACGAGGTGTGGGAACGACTGTCTACTGGAAGGCTGAAGATCCACAAGACCTTACAGAATTTCTTCGCTGAATACAGATTGTATCGTAGAGACGAAAAAGGTAAGATTGTCAAGGAAAACGATCACCTAATGGATTGTCTACGCTATCTGGTGATGGGGATAGAACACGCAGCAACTAAGCCTGTGGACTATTACAAGCGAGATACTAACCAAGACCGGAATCCGAGAACGGGTTATTGATATGACACCAGAAGACCAAATGCGACAAATTTTGTCACCTACTCTTGTCACCGACACAGACTACTCGTATGGAGAGGATACCGAAGATGCTCCCTCAAGTCTGATAACCCTGTCACAAAAAAACAATCTGCTCGAAGATTTCGAAGATCACGTTGATGATATTAAAGTCCAGATCTCTGACCAGTACGACACTGATAAAGAGGAGATGGAGGACTGGCAAGAGGATTATGACAACGCTTTAAAGCTGGCGAAGATGAATCCAGAGGTTGAGCAGAAAGACTTCCCTTTCGAAGGTGCGTCAAGAGTGATGGCCTCGTTCCTAATGGAAGCAGCGATAGAATTCAACTCACGTTACCAGATTGACGTACTATCCCAACTAGAGCCTGCTAAGTTTGAAGTTGTAGGCCAAGAGAAAACACCTTTAGCGGGTGCAATCGAGACTGATGACATTGACAGCAATCCCAAAGCGGCGAGAGCAGAGAGGATGAAGACGTACTTCAATGTGAAGCTGCGTAAGTCTAACTGGTGCGATGAGTCTGACCAGGAATCAATGGCTTTGCCTATTGTGGGTACTACCTACCGTAAGATCATGTGGAACGACAGAAAGAAAGAGGTCTGTTCCTACTTCGTAACTGCGGATAAGGTTATATTCTGCCAGCAAACTCCTTTCGAAGATGCGCCCCAAATTGTCCACGAATTAGAATTCTCCCGTAATGAGTTGATTGGTAACTTACACGCTGGTGTGTTTGAGTTTGATGAGGACGCACTACCCGAGAACAAGGAAGCGTTTGAAGGGTATGAAGCGCATTTCTATTACGACTTCGATGAAGATGGATACGCCGAGCCTTACATTGCGACCTGTGTTGATTTGGGCGAGGATACGATTGTACGGATTAGAGCAGGCTTCATTCCTGAGGGTGTTACTTTAGTTGACGGTAAGGTCACTGATATTAAACGCAAAGAGTATTTCGCACAGAAGCGACTGTTAACCGATCCTGAAGGTGGACCGATGGGGATTGGTTTCGGGATACTCTTAAAAGATTCTTACGAAACTATTAACTCTAATCTAAGACAATTACTTGACGCGGGTACATTGGCTAACATCTCTGGTAACTCGGGGTTAATAGCCAACACCACTTCACCTAGAATGGGTATGGATAACCGAATGGGTGAGGGTGAGATAGAGATTGAGATTGGTAAGCTGAAGAAAGTGAATGTATCGGGGAGTGGTACACTAGCTCAGAACGTTGTCCAATTACCCTTTAAAGGCCCGCATGTCGTTTTATTCCAGTTACTACAATACTTAGAAGAGTCCGCTAGACGTTTAACAACTGTTTCCTACAACGTCGAGGCTAATGCTCAGGAGGCATCAAGTCTTTATCTAGCAAGACTCCAGCAGGGAATGAAAGTCTATAACGCAATGATGTACCGCGTGTTTAGAGGTCTGAAGAAAGAGTTCGAATTAATGGCGGAGTGCTTCTATGAATACGCCGAAGAACTACAGTCTGATTATGTGGCAGTCCTTGATGAAGACGCTAGCATGGCTGACGACTTTAATCCTGACGATTGCGATATTATTCCCACTGCTAATCCTGCTCATGGTTCAGATATGGAGAGGCTGGCTAAGGCCGAGCTTGAGGTACAGGCTGCGGCAAATCCGAACGCACAAGGTATCATTAATACTCGCCAAGCGTATCTCGACCTATTTGAAGCGGCTGGGATTGAAAACCTAGACCAGTTAATGCCTGAACCAGATCCGGGACCAACTCAACAAGAAAAGATTATGATGGCTTATCAGTCGGCAGATATGGAATTCCGTAATCGTGATATGCAATTGAAAGAACGTAAGATGATGATGGAAGAGATGGAATTGGGATTAAAAGCTCAAAGAGAGCTTGAGAAAATGAATCAAGAAGCTGCCTTGAATAACTCCAAGGTAGACGTAAACATCGCTACCGCTTTCGAAAAGATGGCGGGTGTCGCAATGGACAAAGCCAGAGAGATACAAGTGATGCTAGATCGCGCAGAGCAGAATCTACAACAACCCATAGGACAAACCGATGGTGGAACTGGAAGCAGTCAAAGCATGGCTGGAAATGCACGAAACGAGGGAGTTCCTCGAAGCAGCTAAACAGATTGGCGCTGAGATTGAGAGCAACTTCGATAGCGGAAATCTCCTGAAGGAATCCGCAGAGGAAACACATACTAACCTTGCCCGCTTAATGGGGATGAGGCAGATGTATGAAATCCTGACCAATCCTATAGGTGTACTTGACCACTGTGAGATGTTGGAGGTCAACGATGCCTAAATACACTTACAAACCCCATGCTCACCGCGTCTTGGTTGAGCAGTTTGAAATCACTACCGAATCTGAGTCGGGTATCCAGCTCTATTCCAATAATGACGAGCAAGGCATGTACCAAGCTGCTCATACGTTTGGAAAGATAATCGCTATGGGTGAGACAGCATTCACTAAGGATCGATGGGGAAATGAGAAGGAATGCGAGTATTCCATTGGGGACGATGTTTACTTTAAGCAATATCCAGGACCAGAACACTCGGAGTTCATTGACAAGAATGGTCGTCCATCTGGTAAGCGATATTACACAATCAACGATATTGACATATTAGGTCATGTGGAGGTGACTGATGGCTGAGCACGATGCAGATACAGTGAAAAAACTGTTAGAGAGGGAGGTCAGAATCTCCGACAACAGGTTCGACATGTTGTTTAAAAAGACGGACCGCATGACCAAACAATTCTACGCACAGGTCGTGCTAGATGTATTCCTTGTTGGCTACATCGCTTATTTAATGGGGGTGCTACATGCCTGATACAGATTTCGACACTGAGATTAAAGAGAAGTTTGCCGAACAGCGAGCCGCTTTAGATGTGGATATTCCTGAAGAGGTTGACGACACCCCTACACCTATCGACTATGCTGCCTCGTTTATGGACGACGTACCTGAGGAAACTCCCGAAGAAACACCAGAGGAAGTGCCTGAGGAGCCTGCTGAAGAACTACCCGAAGGATTCCAGTCCTATGAGGAGTATATCGAGGCTGGTCGTGATCCCAAGTTCTATCGAGGGATAGAGGCTTACAAGAAGCAGCAAGAGCTTATCGCTAGCCAGAAAGAGCTAAAGGAAATGAACCGTACCCTTAATGATACGATGTTCCAATTCCAGAAATTTCAAGAAGAACAGAGGGAGACTGAGCAGCGCAAACTCTTACAGGAAAAGCAATTCCTTGAGAACAAGTTAGCTGAAGCAAGGTCAGAGCTGGATTTTGACAAGCACGACGCTATAAGCAATCGGTTGAATGATGTGAATGACCGCATTGCCGAGCCTCCTCAAGAGAATTCAGAGCCTAAGGTTATTTCTAACGCTCGCCAGCAGGACCCCAGGATTAATCCAGCACACCCCGACTTCGATGCGGATTTCCACGCAATAGTGAGGGAGAGGGTTAACGCAAGCCTTGTTACAGCGTCTAACGCGGTGGGTAGGGCATTGACGGATAATGAGGTGTTAGAGCATTTCAACGCCGCTGTGAAGGCTGCTGAATCGAAGTTTAAACCCGCCACCCCGACGCGACCTGCGGAAGTTGCGTCACCTAGAGCTGTCCCTACGAAGGAGAAGAGTAACGTCCCTCCTGAGATTAAGGCACAGATAACCAAATGGTCCAAGTCGAATAATGCTGATGAACGAGAAGCAGCTGAGGCTTGGAAAATCAAATACAACATTAAGTGAGGGTATTATGTCTGATTGGGAAAGCGAACTAGATTGGGAGCGGAACATTAATTTCGATCACATTACAGAAAATAAGGAATACAAAGAACAGTATGCCTTTGCTGTAATCAACAACGTAGCGATCGTGACTGGGAAAC